TATTCAAGGGAGACTTCAGGATGCATCAGAGAGGAGTATTTATACTACTGGCTGTATCAAAGTTTTAGAGGACAGAGGTCTCTATATAAGGGGAACCTGGAGACCATGGGTTGACAAATCTGTAGAATATGGTACAATATATACGAAAGAAATAACCACTGGAAATGGTCTGTGGGTTGATGAGAAAGCGTCTGGGATAAATAACTTTACTAGAAAACTTTAATGGCAGGTTTAAAAAACAGTTCAAGTGAACCTATGATGATGAGGAGATACGACCTCACTGGTTCTATGAAGCAGTCTCTGAGTCCGTTCCTAATGGACGATAAAGACTTCACATATTTAAAGAATGTTTCTTATGACGAGATTGGTTCTTTAAGTAAGGACGGTGGGTACACCCAGTTTGGGGCTAACTTAGATACAACCGGTACTGGAGACTTACTTCATTCTTATATAGACGAGTTTGGCGTTTATACTGAGTTGGCGGTTACTAACGGAAAACTTTACAAATATACTGGTTCTATACCAAGTTTAATAAGTAACACTCTTACACCCGGGTCAAAGTGTACCGCTGTAAATAGGGGTGGTTTGGCTTATATTGTAAACCCGGAAGATGGTTTACAGTATACAGATGGAACAACTCTTACTAGTGTTGCTAGCGATAATAATGGTTCTGAAATAAAGGGAAGATATTTAGCTGTTTTAGATGACAAGATATTTGTAGCTAACCTTTCTGGAACGCATGGTCCAACAGATGTAGTGTATACAATGGCTGGGAGCAATACGTTTTATATTCCAACTTTAGAAAATTATGATACGTATGCAACAACGAGTCTTTTGTTTTCTGCGAATGATGCAATAACTGGTATTACTGCGTTCCAAGGAAACATAATATTCTTTACCGAGGAGGAAATGAATTTGTTTAACCCACTTACATTAGAAGTAAGGGTTATTGGAAAGATAGGGTGTACTAGTCATTGGTCCATAAGAGAGATAAACGGGATTTTGTATTGGGTTAATAGAGATGGAGTATTTAGGTTTAATGGTAAAGATACTCCAGAATTAATTTCTATACCTATTACAAACTGGGCAACTAACTCACTATGGAGACTAATAGATGGTTCTGTATGGAATACTATTCCGGCTGTTGATTTTGAGGGCAAGTATATGTTTGCTGTTGGAAACTTAGTAGGAATGCTCCCCGGTGATGATGAAATTCTTTCTAATGTGGTAATAGTGTTTGATACTTATAGAGATGCATGGTACTTCTTAACCGACTATCCAGTTGGTTTATGGTCTAAGTTTATTAATAGTGATGGAAATCTGAGGTTGTTGTTTATAGACAAAGACCGTCCAAAGGTTTACCAGAAAGATTATAGTTATACTGCCAATGGAAGTCCAATTGAGATGGTTGTTAGGAGTAAGTACTTTAACTTCGATATGCCAGAGAATGAAAAGGTTCTTGATAACTTACTTATTACATGTAGGCCTTCTAGCGGAACTGGGCATTACATGACTGTTAAAATAGCTAAGAACGGAACCAATAATTACGAGCCATATATAACAAGCTCTACAAGTACTAGGGTTGAATTAGATGCAATTAGTGGAACAGAGTTCCAGTTAGATAGGGTTACTATAAAGGGTTTAAGAGCGAGGACTGTATCCTATGAGTTTTCCAATGCAGACTCTGGGGTCAATATGGTGTTGCTTGGATATACACAACAGTTTAGATACATTGGAAATAATATGAACTTTTCAGTTTAATGATATCGGGAATATTTGATAGTAGGGGAAAGGCAATTGACATAGGTTTCATAACACCAGACACTAGTAAGTATGATTCTTTGGTTGGAACCCTAGAGGCATCTGCACATGCCGGAACGCCAGCAACAGGCGGTCAGGGGATAATGAAAGATAGGGTTGGTACAAGTGCCTTTATAGGGACTATTAGTGTAAGAGACAATGGTGGAACTGAGAAAGTAAGACTTGGTAAACTGGGAACTACAGAGTGGGGGCTTACTGTTTATGATGGAAACATTATTGGTGGCGTTATTAATATAGGTAGCGGTGATAATACATTTAACGCGGATAAGACAGGGGTATGGGTTGGAGCCAAGAACTATGAGGACGCCCCTTTTAGGCTGGATATGAGTGGCTCCTTGTATGCAACGAGAGGGGAGATTGGTGGTTTCACCATAGAAAGCGATAGACTTTATGGAGGCAAGATACTAACAAGTCAAAATGTAGGTGCTGGTGAGGCTGGCGTTGTTATGGATACTGCAGGTTTGAGGGGATACGACCCAGTACTTGGACAGGTATTTAATCTTCCTGTTAATGGAGACCCTCCAGAGTTTAGTAGTGGGGTAATAAAGAATACAGAGTTCCAATTACAAACGAGTGCTGTCATTAGAACGTCAGATACCGTTGGCGATGGAACGGCGTCAAGTGCTGGTGTTTTGATTAACAACACTGGTTTGTATGCCACGCAAGCTAATCAGTCGTTAGCTAATGCGAATGTAAAGATACTAGCAACGGGGGAGGCAGTGTTTAGTGGGAGTGTCAAGGGTGGTATGACAGACTTTATGACTGGTACTGGGTACTTTATAGGATATAGTGGAAGTGATTATAAGTTTTCTATAGGAGACCCGGCTGGCAACAACATGAACTGGGACGGTGAGTATCTGCGTATTAAAGGGAGTTTAGAACTAACATCCCCGCTTGCCAACGTGTCTTATACAACCGCAAACTTACCAGTTCCGCCAACGGCAGTTGGTTTTAAGTTCCCTTCTGGGACAGAATAAATTAAACAGATTAAAAAATGGCTTCTAGTGGTACAATAAATGGTTCTTTTAGTGGAGTAGCAACAACAGTTGCATACCCCTATATATATTGGGAGGTGGTTGCTACTGGTCCAAATTATCATAATGTAAAAGCTTCCATTTATTATAAAAAACTTAATGCTTCTTGGGGGTCATACAACCTCTCCCACTCTGTTACGGAGACTATAAACGGGGATTCTAACACCGGAAACTTTGCGTTTGATTTGAGGCCTGTTGGAACTGCACCTATTACATGTTTTGTAAGAAGTAGGACTGTAACGGTATACCATAATGCACCAGTCAATATTACAATCTCTTTCAGTTCTGTTACTAAAACTTCTCTTGGAAATGGTAGTGCTAGTGGAACGGCTTCGTTAGACGCTATTCCAGTAGTGCCAAGCGTTTCTACAGATGCATGTTCAAATGTAAACAATACTTCTTTTACTGCAAGTGGAACAGTAACAGGAGACGGTTATGCGACAGTAACATCAAGAGGTTTCTGTTACTCTAGTACCACATCAAACCCAACATTGGCTGATAGTTACAAGGTAGTTGGTTCTGGAACAGGGGCATTTTCAACAAGCATCACCGGATTGTCTGCTGGAACTACATATTATATAAGGTCTTATGCAACAAACTCGGCGGGAACTGGTTATGGAAATGTTGTTACTCAGGCAACTACTTATAGTGCGCCAACGGTAACCACCAATGCTGTAACTAACATAGATAAGTTTTCTGCAACCTTAAATGGAAGCGTAAATGCTGACAACGGTTCGGCTATTACAGAGAGAGGTTTTGTGTATTCAACTACAACTAACCCAGTTATTGGTGGTAGCGGGGTTATTAAACAAACCGTGGCCGGTACTACCGGGGCTTATTCTTATAACGCAACCTCTCTTTCGGCAAAGACAACGTATTATGTAAAAGCTTATGCTACAAACGAGGCTGGGACTTCTTATGGAAGTCAGACGTCTTTTGAAACATTGTCAGCTGCGCCATCTGTAACAAGTACTGGGGTTACAAACTTAGTGGATACAACAGCAACGCTTGGTGGAAATGTTACAGCAGATAATGGTTCTACAATAACAGAAAGGGGTGTATGTTATAGTACTAGTGAAAATCCTACGACAGCCAATAATAAGCAAGTTGTTTCTGGAACAACGGGTTCTTATACAAAAGATATAACGGGACTTACGGCTGCCACTACATATCACTACAGGGCATTTGCAACAAATGCATACGGAACATCTTATGGAAGCGATGTTGCATTCAGAACACAACCAAGTAAGGTAACGTCTTTTTCAGGAACTGTTACAGGAAAAACAACTATAGACTTGTCATGGGTTAAAGGAATTGGGGGTACATACACGATAATAAGAAGGGCTACTGGGGCCTACCCAACTGGGCCTGGAGAAGGTACTAGTGTTTACAGTGGAACCGGGACTACAGTTACGGACACTGGGCTAAGTGCAGGAACCACCTACTACTATAGGGCTTGGGCAAGAGATGGTGCAGAGAACTACAGTGCAGGTACGGCCGACTTAACTAAAACAACTCATTACGGACTTACTAACCCAGAGGAGGCTTATGAAGAGGACTCTGTTTATGCAACAGCACCGGCAAATGATAATAAGGTTTATATAAAACTTTCTAAAGATGGCGGTGTTACATGGAGTAACGAGTTAGAAGCAACGCTTCCCTCTTCAAATGGAACAGTATCTTTTGGTTCTTCTGGCACAGAACTTTGGGGTTTTATGACGTTAAACGGAGATGATGTAGACGACACGAGTTTTAGGTTAAAGATTACGCTTGGTTCTAATAAGACCTCTTATCAGACATATAAGAACTTTGGCTTTACAATTACCCCAACGTATCTCCTAACAGGTATAGAGGTTAATGTAAAGGGTTACCACAGTAGTGGAACTTCTTATATAGATGGTATTTCTGTTAAGTGTCGTTATGGAACTAGTGTACTACCAATTAAGGCGGGCTCTCAGGCCTTTGACTCTACTACTGGAAAACTAGTATTCTTTGATGGAACTAACTGGAAGCAGGTTGCAACAACTTAGCAACTCCTATTGACAAAGTTGAATATATATAGTAAAATAGATAAGTTAAATGACAATTATAGAAAATGACCCTCGAGGAATTAAGAAATGATGTTGGCTCAATGATAAACCAGTATGATGATACTACGGAATCATTTGTGCCTGGTTTTGTTACAAATGGTGAGGTTGATAGGTGGATTAACCAAGCCTTTGAGGATGTTTATAAGTGGTATGCCCTTGCAAATAAGGGTAGATTTTCGTCTACTGCAACAACTGATGCAATAGCAGGTCAGGCTATTTATACTCTAGGAGGAGACGCTAAGGACTTATTAGCAATAGAGTCTGTTTTTGTATACCTTCATCCAACAGATACAAAGTATACAAGAGCATACCCTATAGAACCAAATGATTACTTACTGGTTGGAAATGAAGAGGTCCCCTCTTCTGCGCCAAG